CCACTGGGCGATTGACACCGTAGGCAGTCATGATGCTCCGAATGTTAGCAGCCTTCGGCCCAGCGGCTGACGTTCGCCACGCCTTGAAGTAGCGGTCCGTACAGTGATGATGAACGAAGCACTCGATGTATCCTGCTTGGCAGTTGCTGACGATGAAGCACGGGATGGTTCGCAGATACAGGGACCGCAGGAGTGGAAACACGTTGGGATAGACACGGCCACCCCTGCGCCATAGGTGGTCATTCTCCTTGGACTGTGCGACCGCAAGCTGCTCTGGGGTTACTCCAATGACCTGACTAATCTCGGCAGCTGTCTTGCCCATACAGCTTCTGATCGTTTCCATTGGAATCTCCCTGCCAAACTCTTTGGTCCAGACACGGCTGACCGCTGCCGTGGTATCCCAGAGCGTCCCGTCCAAGTCAAAGATGATACCATCGCAGGTCTGCGGCTCAGGCAAGCGTAACTGGAAGGTCATCCAGAATCTCTCCTATGTTAGACCGCCAGCGCGACTCGTTGACGATGGTGTAACGTCCTTTGCGCGGCTCTAGGTGCTGCAAGATATCAAGCACTAATGCCCTTGGGATTCGTAGCTCGTTGAGAACGTCAATCATCCCTAGACCATCTAGGTAGTTCTCCACCGTAGTGTTAGCGCAAAAGGCACTGACTCCGTGGGCGCGAGTCATAATCATTATCCCAAGGCTGACTGCCGCGCCGTGGTGCATGGCCTGTCGCAGCTCGATGGCCGAAGCAAAGATGTGTTCGGACCCGCTCTCAGGTCTGCCTGACCCGTAGTCATTCGTGATGTATCCTGCCTCAGCGACCAGCAGTAGAACGTCGGTCAGACGGTCATTGACCTCCGCTGGGGGAATCACCAGCATATGGTCAAGCACACTAGCGGCACGCGCCCAGATGTCACGATCTACCGTGTCATTCCCAGCTTTAACTGCGAGTGCCCAATCCATCAACGCGGTGCTGATCGAAAGGATGTCAGCCACGCCATACCTGTTCTCCTTCTCGGACAGCTTCAAGTATTGCTCGTCAACGATGACCAAGCTGGGCAGGACCGAATCCACTGTGACCTTCTTGGCTCCTATCACTACCGCTGACTTGTTGGTGGCGAATACGTCCGTGGAAAGCATTGACGGTATCGCCACGCAATCATAGCGCATAGCCTTGGCAGTCACCTTTGCCTGGTCAATGGCGGTCCCGCCACCTAGGCCACCTATGCGCCTTATGTCGGGATGCTGGTGTATTCCCAGCTGCCCGTACAGCCGTAGCAGCTTTTCCCAAGACGTAGGTGACAACACCCAGCACTCCTTCGACGGTGACTCATCGGACTGCATGAACTCCTTGACTGATCCAAAGCGTATCTCGTGTGGTGTTTGCATGGTTATATTGATTTCGATATAAGCTGCTGCCTAGGTAAAGCCTTGGCGCGGTCCAACTCGTTGGCTGCGCTGCCGCACTCCTTCATCTTCTCACGGTAGTAGAACACCATGCTGACCCGCTCGTACAGGCCTTTGTTACCGCGCATCGGGCTGTTGCCATGCCATTCGTGAACGTCAGCGCACAGGACGCATCCTGTTTGCAAATCCAGCGCCACCCGATACTTGGGGAAGCAGAAGTAACAGCCTTCGAATCTCCCATGACGAAGGCATGACATGACTCCGAAGCCTTGCTTGAGGTCGCCTATGTCCTTATGGACCGCTGTCTGGAAGTTACGGTTGACCGTGACCGTAGTGAAAGCGGTCCCGTTGATGAAGAAGTCCGTGTTGGTAGCTGTGATGTAATCTAGCTGGGCCTTGTAGCGATCAGGCATCAGCTTCTCAAACTCTGCGTCCACCTGCCGTATCATCGGTATCACCTTGGTAAAGCGATGACCGCGATTCAGATTGAATCCTGTCATGCGGCAATATGGAAACCTAGCGGACCTGTCGAAGTAGCCGATGATGCCGCTCTTGACCGTCTTGGCTACCAGCGTGTTGCTTAGGCTTCCATCGGGCCGGACCGCTCTGGCTCGCGTTTGACTGACGATCTTACCACCACGCTTCTGATTGACCCCTGCGTATGTCTCAGCTTGGCTCTCGATGATTCCACTAGCGTGACCACGATTGTGGCTGTCGGTGGCAGCTTCTCGCCAGACGGGATAGGCGTGGTAGCAGGTCCGTTCGTCGAGCACGTTGTATCGCAGTTTACAAAGGATGGTTCCATCGGGTTTGTAGATGTCGGCATCTTGGTCGATGACTAGGTCATACGCCTTGTCATCCAGCAAGTGTCCGGCCAACTGGTCCGTCTCATTGTCAGTTAATGCCGCCGCTGATAAATGGATCTCCTTCAATGGTAGGAGATTCATCTTGTAATCCAGCCGCAGGGCTGCTGCCGTTTGGGTGTTCTTCGGTAGTGTCGCCATGATGTAGTTGATAACAAATCTCGACTGCTTTGACTACGGTATCAGTGATGTTGCTGGTGTCCCACGCAGTCTTGAGTGCTTCCAGTTTCTCTTGGAAAGGTGGCAGCGTCTCGATGGTCATGAACAGCTGGACCATTCGGATATGCGCGGGTAACATATCCATCTCTTCCTTCGACAGCGGCTGTATCTCGTCACTGTCATCGGTCTTGATGCTGCGGACCATCTTCTCCAACTCAGCCGAAGTAAAGCCCGTCAGTGATACGTCGAAGTCACCCGTGTCCAGCTCCAACAACAAGCTGGATAGCTGCGGAAAGTCCCAGTCGCCACCGTGTTTGTTGGCAGCTATCATCGCTGCGTTCTCGGTCCGCTCATCCCAGCTGACTTCACGGTAGGTGTAACGTTCGCCTTCGAAGATAACAAAGCCTTCGGCTGTAGTCCCGTTGGTCGTTGGCTCCTCATACCGCTTGGTAATCTCGATGGGTGCGCCACCTAGGACCTTGACGCGCTGGTGGCCGCCTACCAAGTGGTTCGTCTTGACGTTGAGTATCAGGCCTGACAGATCGCCAAACCTACGCAGGGAGTCAGCCAGCATCTTGAGCTGCTCTGGGGTGATCTTGCGCGGGTTAAGCGGGTTGGCAGCCCCAGCCAGATGCTCGACTGTCTTGGCAATAGGTTGCTTCTTGGCTTTCATCAGCTGACGCTCCCCAGCATAGTCTTGGCACTGGCTGCTATGGAAGCACTTGGGTTAGCTGCGCCTGTCGATATGACTGGGGCAGGGGGCGGCACGTTGCCTGGTGGCACCGTAGGTCCAGGTGGTCCCACGACAGGTGGGTCCTGCGGCCCAACGCATCCCCACGGTTCCTGCGGACCCATCGGCCCAATAGGTCCGTAGCCGCTGGTTGCTAGCGGCATTGGCGCGGGTGCTAATGGCTGTGCTTCTGGTTCTGGTTCTGACTTTTTCTTTTTCATGGTCCTGAGTCTTGGATATGGATATAGGACAGCTGACCTGTCAAGAGATTCGCTGGCGTAACGTCATCGTGCGGAATGTTGGTCCTTGGCGCGAAGGCACCACCAACTGGGTTCTGGCCGTGGCAATCCCACCAGACATAGCTGTTACCAACTGCGGTGATATCCAAGAGATTGGTGTCTAGGGTCGCACCCGTGTTCCATTCGAACAACGAAGGGTAGGCAGCGCCGAACGTCGATGACCCACGCGACACGTTCTGGACCGCGTGCCAGTTACAGCTGAAAACGTAGCTGCCGCCTAGGAACAAGCCACCGCTGTTATACACTCCGTAAAGGCAATGGTTGACGTAGACTACCGTCCAATCCATACCGCCAGTGATAGAGCCAATAGCCGTACCCGCGCCACTGGGCGAAATGCCTGAATTGCAGCCATTGACGTAGGTTCGATCAAACGCTGTCACCGTGGACAGGGCAAGGATGCCGTAGGCGCAGTTGGTCGCTATGCAACCAGCACAGTAGGTATTCCACGAGCCAGTCAGTCGGTCCGATTGCAGGCTCCAAGTGCCAGCGTAAAGATTAAAACCACGCCTACCATTGAAACACCAGACGTCAACCAGCTGACCGCCGATACCGCCACCGTCAATAATGTAGGTGACATAATTCATCAAGTTGTTGCTGGGAGCATTCTGCCGTGGGTCGCCTACGAAGCAGATGTATTGAATCGTGCCAATGCCGTATGGGAAGTTGAAGAACCCACTCGGCACCACCGTTGGCGTAGCAGAGATTTGGATGGTAGTCGGGAGATAGACCAGCCGTGGATGACTGCCGCCAGTGTCCGTCTTGCCGTAGACGGGCTGGCCACCTTGGTCATAGGTATTGCACGTTACACTAACGTTGGGCGACACTGCCGTGATGTAGCAGCCACCACCGTAGCCCCAGAACGAATCCACGATGGCTACATACTTGTTGACGGTCAGCCCAGCTGTGTTCGTCATGTGACAAATCTTGGCGCTGCCAGTGCCTGGCGTGATGCTCTGAATGGGTAGGCTGACTGGGTTTTCGCCTATGAGATTGATCTGGCTGGAATTGGGATGACTGAAGTTGGTCGGGTCCGCGATTATGACCGCGTGATTCAACTCGTGAACGTGAATGTTAGCGTAGTACTGAGGTGGAATCGTGAACTGCAAAAGATAGTCATGAGCGGCTTGGATGCTGGCAAAATGCGGCTTGCCAGCGCCATCTGGATTGTTCACTGGCACGTACAGGTCCAAGTCTTGGGTCAGTGACCGCGTGGATATGATGATGCGGTCTGAATACGTGGTGCTGTCGAGTTGGATACCGCTACCTTCCACCGCTCGTTTGAATTCAAACACGTTGCCTTGCCGTCCGAAGTACCAACCAGGATCAGTCACGTCGCTCACTGGAACGTTCTCGCAGTCATAGGTGCTGGCCGCACCCACTTGGATGACAACGCTGGTGGCGCGGTCAATCTCGACTTGGACATTGAATGCCCAACTGTTAGTGCCACCTGGGGTTATGGTTTGCGGTGCGTCATGGTAGACGTTCGACACGCAATACAGCTGGTCACTCGTTGTCTTGGGGTCAGGCGGCAGCGGACCCTTGCCCGACACTGGCGGCGCACCCGCACCCGTGATCTGGGTAGTCGTGGTGTAAGCCATTATGCCCAGCTCCTTGAGCTGGAAAGGCGAGCCAGCTGGCATATCCCATTCGTTCAATGTCCCACTGACGAGCATCACACCGTTGCCTAGGTCCTGTTGCCTGTTGATGGTAACGTCCGCTTGCCATTGGATAAGCTGGGTGAGCGGGTATAGGTCGCTGTCTTGGTTCGCGGACCCGCTACCGACCACGATGCGGGTCACGTGAAGCGTCTGCCCAGCATCTGCCTGTCCCAGCATCGAGATGCCAACATTAGTGAAGACTTGGAGATTGAGTGCCATTAGGTGGGTGTCCTTATGATTGCTGCTGATGATTGTACTTGAACGTATAGCTGCGCAAATCCAAACACGTAGACTTCGCCAATGCTAGTCGTAGCAAGCAACGTCTCGCCTTCGGGCCAACGCGAAATGGGCTTGAAGAATCCAATGAGATTAATGATTGCTGACACTTCGGTGTCAGGGATGACCGTATTGTCAATGACTACCCGAAAACGGTAGCGATTGTGCCAGTTGCCTCCACCACCGCCCACGGCCCAAATCTCATTGGTGCCGTTGCCCTGTCCTGTAATTCCCAGTGGCGGTCCGTTGAGCGTAGCCGACAGCTGGAACTGCGTAGGCGTATGATTGATGACGTAGTAGTGAGTGTTAGCGACCAGTGGCGGTGGCAGCGCATTCGGTGGCGCCGTGCTGGGCGGCGCAATGGTAGACACCTTGAAGTAGACAGTCATTCCATCCTGCAACGCCCCAGCGCAGATGTAAAACAAGTCATTGGTTACATCGACGCTCTCTGGCCGAAAGGTGACTGCCAGCTGGTCAGCTTGGAGCGTGGGGAATTCGGGTGGCAGCGGGTTGAAATACTCCCACCACTCTGTTATGTCGGGTGGCGTCAAGTAGAACGGTGGCCCGTAATACATATTGAGAACGTCCTTGACCAGCTGGACCGTGCCTTTTCGAACGTGCCAGTCGATGGAATTCTGGACCAGCTGCTTGCGGAATTCCAAGTCCTTCGTGGGGTCGTAGAAGTCCACGTGAAACTGCCACGCTAAAATGTCTACCAAGTTAGCATCAGTCAGCCCCATGATGTTCGGGATGAAGGCAACCTGCGGGGTGTCATCTATGATCTCCCACATCTGCTGGTCAAACGCTTGGCTGGCAGCCTGTATCTGGGCATCGTAGCTGATTGACGGCGTACAGGCGTCAATGAGTCGGCTGGTTCGGAGCGTGGTGCTCATGACGTTATGCTTATATCGAATTCAATATAAGCATCAGGCATCCTCTAAGCCTTGGTAGTTGATGATCACGTTAGCGGTCAAGCTGGTGTCACAGGTCGCCAGCTGGTTGTAGGCCATGGTTTGGAAATTGGGCGTGGGCTGGTTAATGACTATGCGCTTGGCCCCAGCTTCCAAGCATCGCTTGATCAGCTCGTCACCGTTGATGTCACGGGACACGTAGCTGCGCTCCCAGAGTATCCAAGCCATCACCGCGTCAGTGACGTTCTGCTGGATACTGGGTAGCAGGACTTCGTTGCTAGACAGCACCCAGTAGTCAACGTTGACCGTGTAAGCCACTTCGGTAGGTGGAAATACACTGACGTAATCTGCCACTGGCCGCCTTGTCTTGTCGCTGCACATCGCTAGGACCTTCTGGCATATCTCTGGCGTGGCTGGCTGCGGGATTCCTGCGGCATCCTTTATGAGCGGGTATATCCAGACTTCGCCAGCTATGTTGGGTGCTGAGTAGACGACTGCCTGTATGATGGACGGGTCAGCCGACAACGCCCAGAATTCGTAGGCATCGTGCGGACCCGCTATTGAAAATGACTCGATGGCTAGCCAGACGCGGTATCGGTATTGGTCATCTGTCTCCGTGTCGCCACCGCCAGCCGTGGTATCCAGATTGGTCACGGTTGGGACCCATTGCTGGTTCCAGTTCATTATGTAGTTGACCTGACCAGGCAGATAGCCGTTGCCAACGCTACCCGTGTCTTGACAGGTGGCCGTGACCGTGTTGGTAGTCTGCCCCGCTGCGATGACGCAGTTAGTATCCGTGACGAACACTTCGCTTCCTGCTTGGCATAGCGTGCCTTGCGGGATGAGAGCGTCGAAGGCGAGTGGCGTGGCTAGCGTGAACTGTAAGGTGCAAGTAGCCGCTGACGCTGATAGCCGTATGGCTCGGTCGCCATAGAGGGCAGC